GCTATATTTAAAGCGTCTCTGTATTCGTTATTTGGTATAAGTCTCTCGTCTAAATCTTTATTCATTTTAGACTTGATGAAACTATTTTTAGCCTCTGCCATGTATTATGATTTTATCCATTTAGATTTACCTCTCATCACTTGAACTATTTCGTTAAGTTTTATATTAGATAATCTTATTTTAGCATTTCTTAATTTAGAACTTTTTTCTCTTCTTAGTCTTTGAACTATGTACTCTGGTTGATTTATTCTAGTAGATATAAGAGCGTGTAATATATAAGCATACATTGCGTCTTCAGCCATTTTAGGTATTCTACTATCTAAGTCAAAAGCTAGCCCATCTGAGATGTACTCTAACACTATTAGTTTACCAACTAAATTACTTGAAAAAGAAACTTTACCTTCTCTTTCATTCATATTAAACCATCCGTTCATTTGAGAATACTGAGGATCCATTCCATACATTCTTCCGTAACCAGATCCAATAGTATTACCTAAGTCACCCCAGTTGTAAGCCCACATATCATTTGTAAAATCATTGGTAAAATTACCGTCAATAAAATCAGTGTTAGCGTTATGCCATCTTTCCTGAGTTATAGACGTTCCTTCTATGTCGTTACCCCATTGATCTTGAGTTGGTATACCTGCTGAGTCTTGAGCTTGAGTGTAGTAAGGGCTAGTTGTTAAGTTGTTGGCTGGATACATAGGTCTTTTAACGCCTAATTCATCAATCCAAGACATACTTACATAGTTAACATAGTCTTGAGGTAACACTAAAGTAAGCTCGTTAGGTACAGTTAGTTCAGCTTTTTTTATACTTTTTAAAGTGTCATAGCTAAACTCTTGCATTGCTCTTTTAGTGTGGAATATTACATCTGTTCTTTTAGCGTTTGGTATTAATTTACCTTGCCCTATATATCCTACTAAAAAATTACTAACAATGTCGTTTAGTTTAATATATTGATATCCTCCGTAGTTATCTTCTACTGCTTGCCCATATGCTTTTTCAGCCTCTGTGTTAGCGTACTTACCGCCACTTAATGTTTTTAATTGAACAACTATAAAAGCGTTTGCTTGTGGAGACGCGGTTAAAGATATGGTTTTGCCATTAGTAACTACTATTTCTGTAACCCATTGACTCCATGTTCCCGCTAAACCGCTTTGACTTGTGTAAACTTTAAAGTTGTTTAAGCCATAGTCAGGATCACTAGGATTCCAGCTAGTAGGACTTCCTAATATTAAGTCTGTATTAAAATCTGTTGTAAATTTTTGATTAGGTGTTACCGATCCAGCTCCTTTAAAGTCTTGCGTTCCTTGATAATACTGTTGAGAATTTTCAGTTATTAATCCGTTATTAGTAGGTTGTATAGCCATTGTATATTAGTTTCTTTCGTTTTGTGCCTCTTGAGCAATTTCACTAGCAGCGGCTTGAACTATACTTGGATCTTTTATTACAACTCCAGCATAAAGCAAAATTTGCAAAACAACATTTGTTTGTTCTGTTATATCTAACTGAAAGTCAACTGAGGTTGAAGGATTCCACGTGTATGTATAGTCAGGAGCTGACGATGTAAAGTTCCAAACAACATCCGCTGGTTTTTTAACGTAAGTAGCTTGTACGTTAGAATTTATTGATTGAGGATATATAGTTATTTTATTATCTTCGTATATGTAAACTGGAAAATAAGTTGAAGGTTTAGTTATTGTAGATAAGTTTAATTGAGCTAGTTCATTTCTTTGAACAGCCTCAACCTCTTTGTCGTCATTATAAATAACAGTACCTAACTTATAAAAATCTAAAGGATACAATGTTATAACTATACTTACGCCTACCCCTAGCGCTCCCGCTGTTAAATTAAAATTACCACCTGTTATATTGTAGTTGGTGTATACAACACCATTAACAGTTACAACAACTTGGCTTTGTTCAACCTGAGCTTGAGTTATAGTTGTTAAAGGATATGATATAGTGTTTAGTGTTCCTGTTAAGTTTTGAGTTCCAGTAGCTGTCCCTGAAGATGTTGGGGTTGTAAAAAAACCTGGTTGCGTAGTAGTTGGCGCTGTATAAGCACAAGAGCCTATAGTTTTAAAAACGTCAAGTTTTTCTTGCACGCTTTTATACCTATTGCCGTATTCACTTTCGTTTTGCGGCACTCGTAGTTGTTGGTTTATAGTTTCAAAGTAAGTGTCAACTATATCAAGCTGTACTTGAGTAGCTAACTTGTTAAACTCGTTAGGCGTGAGATAACCTCTTTGTTCCTTATTTATTATTAACAAGACTGTTTTATAAACTTGATCTACGTTTATTGCCATTTTAATTTGTTTATTATAATATGGGCCCGAGTGAACGAGCCCTATATTAGTATTACATGTTATTTAAACTTTTTCTCGATAGACTTGTATATTTCTACTCCTTCGTCAGTCTTCAAGAAAGCAGCAAACGCTGCGTATGGATTTTCATCAAATGGTACAGTCATTAATTTTCTTCCATTGCTAGCCCAAGTAAATACACGTTGATCTTGTGATAACTTTATTATTCTAGCTTCAGTGGCTTTTATACCAAAATTTCTTAATTGTACATTTTCATCATTCGCTAACTCCATAAATAATTGTGGATTTGATTTAGCAAACATTAATAAATCTCTCTTTATTTCTTTAGAACTTAGTTTGTTTATGCTAGTTCCTATTTCCACTCTCAATACAGCTTCAGCTTGGTCTATATCCATATCTCTAGCTGCTAAAAGTGCTTGTATTTCCCACTCCATCCACTGTAATTCGTTAACAGCATTTTCTTGTGGTTTTAGTTCTTTAAATCTATGCCCTGACAAAGGGTGATATAAAGACAATAGTTTTTGTAAGTTTTGTTTTTCTTTTGGAACAGCTAAAACGCCGTCTCTAAAAGTTATATGACCCATCGTTGATTCTCCTTTGTGTTCATCTACAAAGACAGATGCTTGGTTTGTTGCGTACTTAAGTTCTCTTTGAGATCCTCTTGATTCATCAAACCACAATAATGGATGTTTTTTTGTATGCTTACTAGGTATTGTATAAGTCAATGGTGACTCGTTGCCTGTTAGATAGTAATTTCTATCTTTTATTTCCCACTCAGTAGGTTTAGTTTGTTTTTTTGTTGACATAATATAATATAATTAAATAATTTTATAAGGGTAATTGTTACCCCCGTAATTACAACGAGGGTAAGAATTACATTTGTTGAATCTTAGATTCCTTTGAACAATACGAAGTTGTTCGCAGCTTGTGTAACTAAACATCTTTCTGATAAGAAGTTTACTTCCATTGCATCCAAAGATGAAGTAAAAGCACCTCCTACAGAACCAGTTAACCAAGACTTCATACGTCTGTCATCAGCTTGAGAAGCTCTATAACGCACGTGTAAGAATGGTCTTCTAATATTTGTTCCTAAGATTTGATCATATACCGTAGAAGTTCCAGCTGGTACTAACACACCTTCAATAGATGCAGGTCCAGCAATAGCTCCACGAGTAGAAGCATCGTTTAAGTATTTCCAGTCAGTTTTGTAGAAGTCATAAGAACCTCTTCTGAAACCAGAGAAACCTAAATTTAATGCCATTTCTTCAGAATTTTCAAATAATCCAAAAGCAGTACCTCCAGCGAATCCACCTGAGATAGAAGCAAGCATATCATCAAAATCAAGAGCAGTAGCTCTGTTTAAGAATAACATGTTTTCTTCAATAGCTCCTTGAGTATCTAAGTTTTTAAGTATTGCATCAAAAGCATCTAATCCAGCAGCAGCTGTAAATCCAGTTTGTACATTACCTCTCTGACTGATAGCAGAGAATAAACCTTGAGAACCACCACTTTGATTTGTTAATGCAGCAGGTCCACCAGCACTTAATTCTCCTTCAACCATTGCCATTTCTAAGTAATCTTCAAAACGTAAACGAGTTTCAGATTCAGCTTTTAAATACCATAAGTATCCTCCAGTTCCATCTTCAGTAGCAACTTCTACCCATCCAATCTGAGCAGTGTCAGAACCATTAATAGTATAAGTACTTCTAATGATTATTGGAGAGTTTGAAAATTGAGTAAAGCTAGGATCTACAGTAACCATAGGGTTAGCGTTAGCAGCGTAAGTATTTGCTCCTACAGCTGCGTTTGCAGTTGAAGTTCCTTTCTGAAAATCAGAACCGTAAACAAATATCTTTTTTCCAGCACCGTCAGCGATACCAGCAGCAGCTAAATTAGCGAAACCATAAGGCTCTACAACTAACTGTCCTGGATTACCTCCTCCACCTGCTAAGCGAGTGTCAGAAGTTCTAACGAAACATTTTGCTTCACCACCGAATTGATCCATTACAACTATTGTTGCACCTGGAGAAATTACGTTTACAATTGGCACAGCAGCACCCGCAGCTGTAACAGGAATTGTAATTGTTCCCGCTCCAGAAGCTGAAGTACAGTCGTTGTAAGCAATGTGTAATCTATTTTGTTCAGACCAAATTACTTGATCAGATGTCATTGGCATTTCAGCGCCAACCATTCTTAAAAATCCTGATAACGTTCTGTTACCATATCTTTCTACCTCTGCTTCGTAAAGCTCTGGTAGGTATTGTTGTGAGAAATCGTTTTGTCCACCTGTAAAATTTAGGTAGTTGTTTGCCAACGTTTGTTGTTGTTGACTTGGTACGATTGAACCAAATTGCGGAGCAATTGCCATAATTTTAATTTTTAATTAGTTAAACTTTTTAGTTTTAATTTTTAGTTTTGACGAGTCTAACCCACTAATTGCTTTAACTTTTAATCCATTTATAAATACATTTCCGTCGGCAACTCGCCTAGGTTCGTCTTTAGATGGATTTTTAGATCCACTGATTATGCTTTTTACACCATCAGCTTTTCCTTGTTCGTAAAAATGATTAGCAAGTTTATCTGCGTTCATAGCAGCATACATCGCTTTATGGTAACCTGCAGCATCTGTCATTAATCCTTCTTCGTTTGTATATTTACCCACGAAATTTTGTACGTCAGCTTGTAGTTCACCTACTTTAACCGGATCTTTAATTCCATATCTAAATCTTTTTTCCCCAAGATTAAATTCAAAACCTTTGAATTCATTGTTGAATAGTTTTTTAGTTCTGTCTCTAAAATCACCGTGCATTTGTGTAGCAACTTCTTGTTGCTGCTTATATTGGTTGTAAAAGCTAATAGCTTCTTGTTGCTCTTGAGTAACGCCCGGTCTCAACTTGATCTCGTCGTAATATTTGCTCTTAGAACTTTCAAGAAATTGTTTTGCGTTTGCAACCTCTTCCTTAAACGCAAGTTTTTTCTTACGTATTTCTCTTGGCTCATCTACATCTTCATCAAAATCAAAATTATCTTCCATTAAAAAGCTAATTTCTTCTTGATCTAAATGTGGTTTTGCCTTTGTATAGTATTCTCTTAAAACATCTTTAGAACTGTAAGAGCTGTAGTCTTTATTTAAAGCTACATAATCTTGTACAGTTCCGCCGGTTTCTTCCATAAAAGATACTAGCTTTTCGATATTTTCTGGTAAAGGTTTACCTAAGATTTTTTCATCTCTTTGTGCTTCTTTAACTTCTTGAGCTATTTCCTTTACCTCTTCTTTTGTTATTTCTTGGATGGGGGTAATTTCTTCAACAGCCTTTTCGGGCTTTGATACTTGTTTGTCCATTCCAGAGCTATCTCCGGTTTGTTCGCCCACATCCATCTTCTTTGTTTCTCCGATTTGAATGGCATCTTCTTCTTTGTTTAGAGCTTCAGTAGGTACTTCTATTTTTATAACTTCTGGAGCTATCTCACCTGTTGCTTCTGGTTTTGTTAAATCAACCTTAGTTATTTCTTCCTTAGATTGTAAACTTAGATTTTTAGGTTTTCTTTTTTTAACTTTGAACTCGCCTTCTTGTTTAACGGGTTCTTGTGGTTTTGTTTCTTCTGACATGATAAAATATTATATAATTATTAAATAGTTAACTAGGCGGCATTATATTTTGTAAACCAAACGTGCCTAGTTGTGATGAATCTCCACTTTCAAAATCTACTGGAGCTGAATCATTTTGTCGTTGATTTATTAATTGACTTTGTTGAGTTCCTTGTAATTTAACTCTTTTATCTTTTCTATCCTCTATTTTGTTTTCTTTTTCAGACTCTACGCCCATTTTTATTTGAGCTAACTGTTTTTGGTATTCAAACTCTTGAGCCATTAGCTGTTGCTTAACCGTCATCTCTGTTTGCATCCTTTGAATTTCAAACTGCGATTTAGCTTGCTCTACTTGCACTTTTGACTCTGTCATAGCTTGGTTTTTTTGAACCTCAGCCATAGCGGCAGCCTCTGTAGTTTTAGCATTTGCCTGTGCTTGCGCTTGAATCATTTGTTGTTGTTGTGCCTGTTCTCTTGCTAGTTTCTTTTTTCTTTTCTGCTTCAACAGTTGATTAGCTAATTTAAGGTTTTTTATTTGCCTTATATCTATAGCGTCTTCTAAATCAATACCTCCACTTTGTAAAGCTATTTGTATGTTTTGCTCTAACTGAGCTTGAGCTTCGTCGTCAGGTTCTAGTTCTAAGAATATACCAAAATCATGTAGATTAAGTGTGGCTATTTCAGCTAACGTACTAGCATTAAATAGTGATATACTCTCTATTAAAGCATTTTTAGTTAAAGGAAAAGAAAGTACATCAACCATTTTTAAAGATATGTTTTCACATATTCTAAGAGCAAGAAACAAGCTAGCTTGATTAACGTGCTTAGTTGCTATATTAGATTGATTAGCAGCCATCTTTGCTATACCTACTAAAGCGTCTTTATCTTGCATGCTACCATCTCTAGCTTCGTTAAGACCTGTTACATCTCTTATCATTTGTAAATAATAATTGTAAGTCATTATTAAGCTTTGTAGCTTGGCACTTCCAGCTGATGACTGTAGTTCTTGAATAGGTACTTTACCTCTATTAAGCTCTCCATCTTGAGTTAAGGATCTACCAACAATGGAACCAGTTTGAAAATACATATTTAATGCTTCCGCTGGGTTGTAATTTGTACCATTACCTAGGTCAACTTCAGCAAGCCCATCCATATCTAAGAATACACCATCTGGTACCATTCTAGATAAAACTTGCTGCATTTTCAAATGTGTTATTTGAATCATGTCAGCAAAACCTGTTATCTTACTTACTATAGACTCTATTCTACCCTTGTACATTCTAGGAGCACATATAGCATAGTTCATTTCAACTTTAGTGCTATCAGAATTAGGTCTAGTCATGTTTTCAGCAAGTTCCCATTTTAGCATTATATCTGTACCAAGAACTTTTACGCCTGAATATAAAACCTCTATAGTTCTAGAAACTCTATTGTATGTATCAGCGGGAGGTGGATTAAATTCGTCTGTTTTTTGAATAACTTTTTCTAAACCATTTTCAGTGTTTTTTAACTTAAACACTTGGTTCATGTATGTTTTATATTCAAAATACATAACTTGAACAGTGTTACTGTCGTAATTACCCCACCCTGTTATATACTGCCTATTACCTGGCATTTCCTGTATTCTTTGAAGTTCTCTTTCTGGTATGTTAGGAAATTGTTTTTTTAGTTCAGGTATTGTAATAGATTTAACTTCACCGACATAGTAAACATCTTCAAAGTTAGGGTCTTCTGTATATGAATATATTAAATTAGCTGGATCAACGTAGTCAACAACTATACCATTTGTTTTGTTGAAACTTGTCTTAGCACAAGCAATACCACAGACAACTAAATCTTCGTTTATTCTTCTTTTTATCAAAGGCCACCTGTTGCTAGCCAGTGTAGTTGTTATAGCTTCTTCTTCTGCTATTTCTACTGATTGCTTGTAGGAAAGCTGCATGTGAAGTTCTAATTCCTCATTACTTTGAGGTAGTTGTTCGTCTGGTATTTTTGACTGCTTAGCGTCAATACCTAAAGCTTGTTTTGCTTGCTGCATTAGCTCTTTAGCGTACATATCTTCCGCTATAGCTTGTGCATACTTTGTTCGTTTTTTTACAGACTCTGGATCTTGGGAAAAAGCTTTAATTTCAAACTCCTTATTTGATATACCATTTACTACTATATTTACAAATTTTGATATAACAGGAACTGGCTTCCAGTCTAAATTTAAATAAGACAAATCACCGTTTATAGATAATTCGTCTTTGTATTTTTGAACAGATTGTTCTCCTCTAGCGTACAGTCTTAGATTATGAAAATTATTCCAACTAGTAAGGTATCTGTTACCGTTTGTTCTACCTTGATTAAACCACTCAGTTTCAATAGCAGAAGCTACTTGAGAGCCGTACTCTCTTGAAGCTTTTTCAGCGTCTGGTACTACCTGACTAGGAAAAGCGCTATTTGAATTAGTATATATTTTCATTTATTCAATTATTTTTGACAATGTACCTTTATTATTATATCTTTTAAAACCTAAATTGTAAGAAGGTCTTTTGAATGTTGGGTTTGGTTTATACTTATTTTTATTACAGGCCATAATAGCTAAGCCTGAACTTATAGATGCATCATGTGATGTTCTATTGTTTATATTAAATTTAGCCCAATCCTCAAGAGTTCTTTGAAAATAAACATCGCCATAGTTACCATCATCTTTTAAACCAACATGATGTTCTATGTAAGACTCTATAGCTGCAGCATGAGCTTGCTTTATGTCTTCACTAGAGTTTGGTATTCCACCTATCTCTCTTTCTGTAGTTGATAGTTTACTGTATTTTTTATCTGGTCTGTTTATAGAATAACCTCTATAGCCTCTACGTTTAAAATAGTACAATAGTCTAGGTTTATTGTTTTCAGCAAGTATTGGCATGCCATAAAAAACACAAGCCATTAATACATCTTCAAAAAATATTTCAGCTGTTTGAGGTCTAGATATATATTCTAGGAAAAAATGATTTGATGGAACGTTATCCATGTTAAACTTAGTTAAACCATGTAAAGCCCCATTAGATCCTCTTCTATCTACAGTTCCAGATATATCGTAACTATCACAGCCAAAAGCCCCCATGTAATCATTACCAGGCCATTTAAGTCCATTTTTCTTTATAACACTATTCTGCATTTCAACAGATGGTATCCAGGATACAAAAAATCTACCCTGCTTGCTAGGCATGAAGACAACTTTAGTATCTTTAACACCATTAACCCATTGGAAATTGCCTTGTGTTATTATTCCGCTGTTTTTTAAATCAGCATTCCAATCTACTTGTTGGTATATTTTAGTAAGATTAAATAAAGATGATTTAGCCTCATCTCTAAACGCGTGTTCTTCCGTTCTTGGAAACTGACGGTAAAATTCGTTTAAACCATCTTGATCTTCTTTTAAACCATTTACTTCATTTTGCCAGTATTCAATTACACCTATTTTTATATCAGATCCATGCGGATCTTTTACAGCTTTTTTAGGCGTGTCGAAGACAGGTATGCCATAAGAATCAATGTATCCTTCGTAATTCCATTCCATAGGTATGAACAAAGAATATAGTCCCGAGCTAGTTTGCCCATTGGCGTTTCTTTTTGTAACATCTGAAGCGTTATATAGGTTTTTAAAATTATCTCCTCCTTTATCTAAAGCGTTTGATGTACTTCCCATCATGCACTTACCTATGACCTTACTACCTAATCTTAATGTTGTTTTCGTAACCCTCCAGTTATTGAGGATGTTGTTTGGTCTTTCCCATTTACCTGATTCATCATGAACGAGGAGCTTGAGTTTCTCTCCATCATAGGAGTTATCCCCTGTGTTCTTCCAGTCGATAGTGGTGTCAAGACCGGTAATTTCTTGTACTTTCGTATTGGCGTCAAGCTTTCTACGGGTGAATTTAGAAGCAGGAACTCTGTAAGCAAGCTCGGTTTTTGGCCTGTCCATACCATCTTGGATCGGTTTAAAAAAGAAAGGGTAGTTAACGGAAATTGGTACAACTTTATCTGTGAACATCTTTTTAGCATCGGGACCAGATTTGGACAATATGCCGAACCGTGAATCCGTGGATATTGTAGCAAGGTTGACCGATTCAGCTGAGGACATAAATGAGAATCCTGATCTACGGTTTTTAAGATAGCACATTCCATATGATCTTGGGTCTGCTTTGCAAGCCTCCCAAAAGATGTAGAATAATCTATTTGATTCCCTAAAGTCTGGTTTCCCAACATCAATCTTGGACCACTGCAAGTACATGTAATGAGTACCAGTGATATAAGTAGGAATGTCTTTGTTAACAAACCAAAAACCTTCTTCACGTCTAGTAAATTCTTTGTCAATATAGTCATACCATTTTTCTTTAAAATCTAATGGATATTCTTCCCAGTCGAATACAGATTTAATTTTTTTTAATTGCTTAGGGTATTCAGAATAATTCCACTTATTGTTTTCAAACTTTACGACTTCATTTTCTTTTGGCAGAGCTATTTTAAGATTCTGTATTTCATATACCTCTCCTATTTGACCTGTCTTACTTATTACTACTATGTCATATTCCTCATTGTAGCCATATTCCCATTTCTTATGTTTGTTCTTGTGATTTAAAGTTTTAGAATCAACATAGTTTTTTAATACTTTATATAGAGTTTGCTCGTACATTATCTAGATCTACCTTCAGCAAAACCTTTAAAAGCTGTTTCTTCTTTAACTTTTTTAGGTTTTTCATTTAACAAGTCCTCTTCTTCCTGTATTCTATTTAATATTTCAAAAGCATCAAATATAGCTAACTTTTTTGTAGCCGCTGCGTTTTTTAGTCTATCTGCTGATATATCATCATCAGAATCAACAATAGCTTCTTTAGCTACTTTTATTAACTCCTCAACTGCTACTTGCCCAGCTTGGATTATATTCCTTTTGGTTTTGTTGATCTCCATACTTAATTACAATATCATTTGATTTCATACAATACAACCGCTCTTTATCTACAATGAAGTCATATTCACCATAAGGCGTGTAGCCTACAGTGTCACCCTCGCTTATTCCTAGAGCTTCTAAGGAGCTATTACCTATTTTAAGTATACCAATAAGTTTTTGCTCTTTACTCACTTCTAAACCATCTTTATTAACTAGTGGTTTTATAAAACATCTATTGTTTATAGATTTCCATTTGTCTTTTTTCTTATAAAGATACACTTGATCTAGTGCACAAAAATATAAACCATCAACAAATGATGATCTACTTTTTTTCTTAACACCTTTCATGTCGTAGAACGTGCGAAAAACATTGTGATGTATAACTATGAAGTCACCTTTATTTATAGGTGTTTTAAATGCTTTAGGAATTTCTACAACCTCGGCTATGTTGTTAACGAATTTAAAACTTTCTATTTTAGTATTAAGTATTATTTTTTTATTACCTATTTCTATTTCGTTATCGTATTCGTTTCCAACCGGTCTAACTATAAAGTCGTATAAGCTTTTCATTAGTATTCTAAATCGTACTCAACGGATATAGCCATGTTAGAGTTAAACTTTTTCCATGGCAATACCTCGTTGTTTTTCTTTATATGTATATTATAAGAATTATCTGAGTCTTCAAAAAGTATATGTGATATTTCATGGCCACCATAAACTTGTTGACCTACAGAGTAATGCATAGCATCATTTTTGTAGTCAGACCCAATACTAATCTTTCTAATATTATTTGTCATCTTTCTGCTCAATGTCTGTATAAGAACCATCTTTTAAGTCTATATTGACTTGACCATATTGATCTTCTAATTCTTTTTTTGTTTTATCTATTTCAGCAGTTATTTCTTTAATAGCAGCGTGTGTGTTTAATTTTTGCACGTCTAACAAACCTATATGTCTTAACAGATCATTCATCTTAGTCTGTTGCTCAGTTACAGTTTTTAATTGCTCTTCTGTAATCTTGTTTACTTTCATTTCTTTTACTTTACTCATAATTTAATTTAATTTAATTGTTTTTCTTAATAATCTAATTCCACCCAAAATCCATACGGCTAAAAAAAAGCATGGAAGAAGTGTCAATGTCATGTCCCACGAATATTTTTGTGTAACTGGATTTTGATTTAGCATGTAAGCTAAAAAATAATATCCAGGCACTAATAACGTGTACATTACTAGTTTTAAATATTTCATTTTATTTTATTTAATTAATACTCTTACTATTTATTATTACTTATAGATTTGAATTTTTCCACACCTCGTGATCCAAAGTAAGCTATATAAACAGTTGTAAGTAACTGTTTTAATAATCCAATCCACTCTTGCTCTACGGTAAAAGATATTTCATGATGACTATCAACCCATATAAAAGCTATAGCCATAATAGATAAAAATATTAAAGCCATAGGTCGTGTGTTTTTAGAAAGCCATGAATCTGATTTCATATCGCTTTCCCAACGCCTTGTTATTTGACTCTCTGCTTCAGCATTAGCCTTATCCATAATTTCTTGGATTTGCTTTTTAATTAGCAGCTTTTCCTCTTTCGTGGTTGTAAGCTTATCAATGACGTCACCAACTTCTTTGATGACGCCACCCGTAAGCCATTGAATTATTTTTTTCAATTAAAATTTACTTCTTAAGTAAGATAAACCTCTACCTAACATAGTACCATCTTGATTTGCATCATTAAAAACAGTATCTCCATCACCTACTGGTTTATTTGTTCTTGAATCACTTACGTATCCAGTCTTAACAGTTGGTGTTTTAATTTTATTTTCTGGTGGAAAAAAGTTAGCTCCAATCTTAGTTTCTCCATATCTATTAACAGATCCAGCTGAACCTCCAGTTCTTCTAACGCGATTTAAGTAATCACCAGGATAAGTATCATCAGATCCAGTGCTATCAAAAAGCATTGAATTAGCAAGTCTACCGGCCATTGATAAGTCCTTGTGTTGAGGATCGTGAGTAATAGTTAAATTATTACTTGCTTTTTTACCTACTAAAGATCCTCTACCCATTCCTCCTGTGTTTGGGTTTAAACCGTAAGATCCACTAGTCTTATGAGTATGCACTCTGTCGTCATCTCCATGTCCTTTATCGGCTGGTCCATGCTTCATGTATTTAGCAGCACCTCCATTAGTCATAATATCTTGAACTTTAGCAGCTCCTTTTTGGTAGCAATTTTTTCTTGCTGAACCATTAAAAGATTGGTTGTAACCCATTCTTGAAGCTCCTTTACCATCTTCAGCATAATCAGGCACACCATTTCCGTTTGCGTCTGGTTTTTTCTTAGCAGCTCCTTTTTGGTTTGCCGCTAACTCCTTTGCTGGAGCGCTTGATTTTTTAGCAGAATAACTTCCGCCATCTTGATTTGTTTTCATTTTTGCCATTGTTGTTTTTTTAATTTGTTTGCTTTAATTTTCTTTCTGCGGCGTATGCGTCTTTTTCCCAAGGACCTTTACCGGCTTGCATTACTGAATAGTCGTACTCTTTTCCTTTAAACATTACTTTACCAGCTCCTTTAGAATCAACCTCATAATCTAATCCAGTACCTGGATTTTTTAATTCATCTTTATATTGATTAACGTGAACTAGTTCATGAGCTAATGTTTTCTCTAATTCTACTGGATCTTTTAAGTCTTCGTTTATAATGATAACCCCGTTTTTAGGTGTTCTAGCAAATACAGGATCCTCTCCCATATCTCTTTCGAACACAGATGTACTCATCTTGCTTAAATCAAACGGAGAATTAATTTTAAATGCCATGTTATCTTCTGTAAGGAAACTTTTCGTTAAACCATTCTTGTCTATTATTACAACCACAGTTAATGTTAAGACCATCAGACACTCTGTCTACGATAGTCTTAACACCTGTTTTCTGTGTGAATTTAGCAATGCTGTCGCCAAGTCCTCTAGATTTCATCTACTATAGAGTTGAATCAGAACTAAATACAGCGCTTGACCAGTACATTTGATTGCTAGATGGTAATCCAGCTCCGTCTTTACCTAACTGGCAAGAAGCAGCTACACCACCAGGGTTAGCTGTTAAAGCTTTTATAATAGATTGAGAAGGCATGTTAGCAGGTACAGTGATTGCAACTGGCTCATCAGCGTTAGCTGGAGTAGCAGCTCCAATAGGGCTTTTTGAAACTTGAAGAGTAAGTATTCTACCACCAATAGTATCTGCTGGTACAGTAGCTCCGTCAGCATGACCAACTCCTAGTCCAACAATTCCTTTTAATGTTACTACTACACTGTAGTTTCCTGCTGCTACAACATCTCCTACGTTTTCAATGTCATCAACGTTTACTAATACATCTCTAGAGTAATCTCCCCCAGCTGCTAAAGTAGCGTTGTTGTTTACGATTTTAAATTTTACAAATTTTGCCATAATTTTTGTTTTTGTTTTTGTTTTTGTTTTTGTTTTTGTTTTATGTGATTTATCAGTTTACTCTGTTTGTTTTAATGATGTTTTTCATCATACTTAAGATCTCCAGCTAATTTTGAAATGTGTTTTTCATCAGCAGTCATATCTATATCACTGTGACCATGTTCATTATCATAATCAATATCTTCTTTTAGATATTTCATATGGTGTATATCATCAGCTCTTGTAGCCTTGTAGTTGTGTTGAGTCACTCTAGTATGTCTGTGATAGTTACCAGAGTATTGTCCTGTGTATCCTTTTTTTGTATCCATATTTTATCTACCTACTATAAAGTCACTTACTGTTATACCTGTTCCTGCAACTGCTGTTACATAATCTACAGCTACGGGAAGTATAGTTCCTGATTGTAAACCTTCAAATGTTATAGCTTGAGACGGTACTGGCGCACCTCCTGTTGCTGATACCACTCCTGGTAAAATTACAGTTATTTTTGCATCACCAGCTGTACCCATGTCTCCACAGTATATAACAGATGAATTTAAGTTAGTACCTAATACGCCTGATTGATTTTGAAATTCCCAAGCTGGTCTAACATCTATACTTGCAATCATTGCACCTGTCAATGGCATTGCTTTGCTTATTACAGCGTCTTGTGTTCTAAATAGTCCCATTTATTTTTTTTTAATATTGTTTTCCTTGAGCACACAAAACAGCATTTAAACCTTTATAAGGCACAGCTGCTTTTGATATTTGCATACCTGTTATTCCTGAGCTAGAGCCCATTCCGTGTACTCTACCTTCTTGATCTAATGGTCCGTCCCATATAGCGCTTTCACCTACCACGCCGTGAGCGTTTTTAGATGCCATAGTTTCATTGTAATTTGGATCTGTTTTATGCATAATTTTTTTTATTTACATGTTAATCATAGGGACGTTCATAGACTGCTCTAGCATTTGTTGCTGAGGTTGAAATGTTCCTGTTATTTGTTCGTTTGGTAAACCAAAAGCTTTTTCACTTATAGGGCTATTTTGCATTTGCGATACACCCATCATACTTGGATTAGAAGCAGCTAAAGAACCTTGATCAGAAATATCAGCAGCCATAGCTGAGGCTGGATCTGCAGGGGGAGTTGAACCCACCGCTGATTGTTGTGCTGATTCTAAAGCACTAACTCTTGACGTTAAGTCTTGAATGTTATTATTACTAGTATTTTGACCAGTTGCTGATTGTGATTGTCTAGCTGCAAGTTTAGATGCTAAACCGCTTAGTAGCCCACCAGCAGATCTTCCGAAGTTCATGAATGGAATCATAATGTATCTTTGTTTACGTTTTTTATGGATTTAGTCAAAACCTTATCCATGTAAGATTTACCGTTAATTATTTTGTTTCTTCTAGAGCTAGTAGGTATTTTTTCATCTCCTAGCATTATCTTGTAAATTCTATTTATTAATTGCTTACCTTTAAAAGAAACTTTATATATATTATAAGTCTGTGTTGTTCTGTTTCTTTTTCTCCAAACAGTTATCCAGTTTTCTTTTATCAATCTAGACCAACGTCTATTATCCCAACTATAAGAATATACACCTGCTTCAAAATCTTTTTTCGTAAAAAGATCTATGCAGTCAAGATATATTAATAACTCTAAATCAGACTCACGTAAGCTGTTGTTTTTACAAGCCCATTTGCGTATTATACGGTAATGTTTTAGCAAGTTTAAATCTTTTAAATTACCTGCGTCTAGCTTTTTCATAAAACAACAACCACATCTTGTGTCTTAATTACGTGGTATGATCTATCGTTAATTTCTATCTTGTGTCCAGCATGTCTATCGTAGTATATAACGTCGTTTTTTTGTAATCCAACAACTTCGTCTCCTATTTCAACTACGTTTGCTCTAATGTACCTTATATCGTCTCTATGTAAACCTGCTAAAAGTAAACCACCTTTTGTTTCAGTAGTTCCTTCTTTTATTTTTTCTATTATTAAATTTCTACCTACTGCCTTCATCTATTCTCATGTTATTGATTACACAATCGGTAGATAGTATTGTTGATGCTACGGAAGCTGCATTAATTAAGGCACTTTTAGTAACCAATAAAGGATCTATAATACCAAACTTAACCATATTAACCATTTTTCCTGTAACTACATCTAGCCCTTTGCCTTTAGAAGATTCTAATTGCTTTTTTTGTTCAGATGTTAAAACCACACCAGCATTTGCTAGTAGTGTTGAGAAAGGCGCTGTTATTGCTTTAAGTAATATTTCTTCGCCAATACTTTTTGGTTTTAAAACATTAGAAGCGTTTAACAAAGCAATACCTCCTCCTGGTACAATACCTTCTTTAATGGCAGCTTTTGTAGCACAAATAGCGTCTTCAACTCTATCGCTTTTTTCTTTTAATTCAATGTCAGAATTAGCGCCTATTTTAACTACAGCTACTTTTGCGCTTAGTCTAGCTAATCTTAATTCTAACCCAACTTGAATATGAGGTTTGTTTTTCTTTTTTAAATCTTCTTTTATAGTTGCTATAATGTCTTCAACTTCTTCAGAAACATCATTTACTTGTATTATCGTTTGATCTTGCGTAGATGTTGATTTTTCGCAAACACCTAAATAATCAACCTGTATAGAGCTTAAGTCATCTCCTAAATCTTCATTTATGACAGTAGCCCCTGTAAGTAAAGATAAATCTCCAAATATTTCTTTTCTTCTTAATCCAAAAGCTGGAGGCTCAATAACATTTATTTTAATATTACCTTTCTTTTTGTTCATCACTAAAGCTGATAGCACTCCTGCTTCTATTTCGCCAATAATTAGTAATGATCTATTGTTTTTTATAACATATTCCAATACTGGTTGTATTTGCCTTATTGAATCTACTTTTGAATCCATTAAAAGAACTAAAGCGTTTTCTAATTCAGAAACGTTTTTCTCTTTATTTGTTATAAACTCAGCGTGTGAAAATCCTTTATTATATTCTACACCTTCTACTATTTCAACCTTAGTCACACCACCGTCTGACGGCTCCATTGTGACCACACCTGTTTCGCCTACAGCTCTAAAAGCATCAGCTATTAGTTTACCCAACTCTTTATCGTTGTTTGTTGATATAGTAGCTATATCGTCTATCATATCACCTTTAACAGCTATAGAAATAGACTTTAAATAGTCTACAACTTTCTCAACTCCAGATGATATACCATCTTTCATTTCTCTAAAGCTTTTATCAGAACCTAATTCTAAATAAGCTGTTTTCATTATAGAGTGAGCTAAAACTGTAGCTGTAGTTGTTCCGTCTCCAGCTTCTTTAACTGTTTTACGTGCTGCTTCTTTTAAAAGCGTAGCACCCATGTTTTCAACAGGATCTCTTAATATAACTGAATTAGCAACAGTTACACCATCTTTAGTTATTATAGGGTTACCAGAGTTGTCCTCCATGATAACACATTTGCCGCTAGCCCCTAACGTGGAGCTAACAGCTTTTGTGAGTTGTTCTATTCCTTTAAATACCTTGTTTTTAGCTTGTTTTCCAAAACTAAGGTTTTTGACGATTCCGTCCATAATTTGATTAGATTAAATTTTATTTATTTTACTTAAAGGTCTTAACGACTTGTGGTCCGCGAATATAAGAAAGTTTTTTCTCATAGTGGTTAATTGAAGCGTCTATAGCTTGTTCAGCTCCTTCAATTGTTTCGCGTCTCGTTACGTCTATCCATTTTTCGCAGCAGATATCCTTTTCTGGATTACACTCGCAGTCTGGATCTTTGTATTCGGTTTGATAAAAACCGTTTGGTAATTGCACAATTCTCCAATTAGATTTTTTGGCAACATGCTTCCAAAGGTCTAAGGTTTGTTGTGTTGGTTGTGATTGTGGTTGACTACTCCACGTGTTAGTCGAATAAAATAGTGTCATTGGTTTTGGTTTTAAATTGACATTGGTTATCGCTCTTCCCGAGCAGGGTATAAATATATTATTACAAGTTTTTACTATTTTTTACTTTTTTTGTTCTAAGGTGTCAAGTCTGGTTTCTAATGACTCAATTTTAGCTAAAGCTTCTTGCAAAGCGCTTGTTAATAAAGGCACTAATTTTGATTGATCAATTGATTGATATTCAGGATCTCCCTTGTAATCTAATTCATCTTTTTGACCTGTAACGGCTTCTGGAACAACACCTGAAGCTTCGTGGGCTAAAAAACCATCTACTTTTCTTTTAACTCCTTTTTTATCCTTTATTTCTTCTTCAATAAAATTAAACCTGCAAGGTTTTAGAGCTTTTATTCTTTCTATAGAACCTGACATTGGCTCTATGTTTTCTTTTAATCTATAATCAGATGAAGTATTATAACTAGTAGACGAACTTCCACTTTGACTAATAGTACCTACAGACGATCCAGAGCTACTATAAAATCTCATAAAGGTAGATCCAGCATTAGGGTTTTTAACAGATATACCAGCATTACCGTACCTTGGCCCGTTAACAAAAATACCATGCGCGCCATAAGGAGTACCTGATGTAGAGTTGTATATTTGAAGACCTATTCCACCTGTATTTTGAGTAGGCCCTTGTATTTGCACTGCTCCATTATTGAATGTAGATCCACTGTAGTTTACACCTAAAACATTATTAGTTGAGTTCCAATATAAAGTATCAGAACCTACTGTGTTTGTGGTTCCACTACCAGTCCAAACAGCTACTCTACCACTTGTCGCTGGCGCACCTTTGACTATTCCATTATTCTCAATAAACTTAGCAGGCGTTTGCTGTCTTTGTATTCTTGGAGTCGTAGAACTCGATGAGTCTGTGTAAACAGGTATGTATGTAGCGGTAGTATTAGTAATATAATCACTTACTACGGTTTTTACGGCATCAACTGCTATTTGTCCATAACGAGCTTCTTCAACGTTCTTTAATGTTAATGTTTGGCCAACACCCATTTCCATTTCACCAGCTGTAGCTTGGACGTAGTTCCATTGATCACCATCATCATCAAATATAATTTTATTGTCTTCTTCTAAATTTATTGGCCCACTATTAAACGTGTTTCCATTTCCAGAAATAGTACCATTTGATTGTATTGAAAATCTAGTAGAACCTCCATCTTTTACCCTAAAATTATCTCCAAAATATATATTAGTATCAGAACTCGCTGATAAAGCTGCATTTGAAATTTCAACATTATTAGATGAATCCAACGTAAGCAATGTTCTTATATTACTACTTGTATCTGTTCCTAGATAATCACCGTTATTTGGTATTAAATAATTACCAGATAATAATCTGTTAAGACTGAGATTGTATGTTAAATCTGAGTCAGATGCTATGCTAGAAGTATTAGTCCAAAAAGCTATGCGATTAGAAACTCCAGTACCTGTTACAGTTCCTGTGCCTGCGTTTGCATCTACATACGCTTTAGTAGCAGCATCAGTTGATGCAGTAGGCGTAGATAAATTCGTTATTTTATTTGAGTTTAAATTTATATTTGCCTCTGCAGCTCCAAAATCATCTAAGTGTATATCGCTTACTCGTATTTTATTAACTGGGCCAGACGAAAGTCCAGGATTGCTCTCCGCAGTTAGTACATAAGCAGCATAACCGCTTGTTGCTCCATTAATAGAAGTAACAGATGTGGCAGCATGTATTAAATTATCTGAATCACCAGAATCGTAATTTGCAGAAATAGTAACACTTGAAGCTGTACCTGATTTTTTTATACCGTCTCCTTCATTGATAGTTTGCACTCCACTCTCGTAACTATCTACATAAGCGGTTGTAGCTATTTTCGTGCTATTATTGCCTTGTGATTGTGTTACTCCTGTAGTAGAAGTGTTTATTGTACCATTTAAGTCACCTAAAAATGTTGTTGCATATACCGATGACCATTTAGAGGTATTCTGACCAAGTGCAAATGTATTATTCTGGCTAGGTCTAAAACCACCACTATACATATTTCCTATAGAAGTACTATTTGCTTTGAATGCTATTTTACCTGCTCCAAATTCGATCTCGTTTACACCAGAAACCCCACCAATGTCTAAACCATCATAGTATATACTTGATATAGTTGTTTGAGCAGGCGTTACTTCAATATCGTCTGCATTTGCAGTTATACCATCACCTCCATTAACATTTAAAGTAGGTATAGGACCAGATAGATTTGTACCTGTCATACCAGTCCCAGTGTAGATAGTAGTGATATCACCTTGCGGTACACCTGCTATTGCATTATCAACGTACAGCTTGTTTGCTGCATCAATGTAGCATTATTACCACTAATAGTAATAGGAGCATTTGTTAATTGATTATTGGTGTTATCCCATTGCATTACTTTATTAGCAGATAATGCACTATAGTTTTTAAGTCTTAAATTACCACTTGAAGTAATAGTACCACCAGTCAAACCACCATCAACTGGAGTAGCAATTGAAGTTACAGTACCTTGTGGTACGTTAAATGATGTACTTAAACTATTACCATCTTGTCTACCTATTGTTAACGTCACGGTAGACGTACCTGTATCACCAAATGAAACAATACTTCTATCATAAGCTAAATTAGACTCTCCAGAACTACCACCACTCCAAGTAACTGCACCACCAACAGTAACTGCACCACCAACAGCTAAAGCATTTGATGATGTATTAAATGTCAGACCACTGTCACTTGTTATATTGGAGTCACTGTTCCATACTGCAAGTCTAGTATTACTACCAGAACCTGTTACATTACCAACTTGTGTATTATCTACTTTTTGCCAAGCATCTGTTGCTTGATCAGAGAATACAGCCCAATCTCCTACAGCCCAATCTGTGATACCGTCTAAATTCGTTGAACCCGCGGTTGATACAATATAGTAATAACCTGGTGTTCCAGATCCACTTGTTAATGTTGGTGAGTTTGAAGATGCGTTCCAAGTACCTTGATATTTTAATACTCCTGTTACAGCTGAATCAATAGCTGTTTGTATTTGTGCTCCTGTTGCTAAGTTAGAAGAAGAAGAAGATACTGTACCCGTTATTGGTGTTAATGTTATTGCTGTTGTTCCGCTTGAAGTTAATGTGTTACTATTTCCAGTTCCAACAGTAACTACTTTACCAGTTGGTCCTGTTGTTACTGCTGTTACTCTTCCGTACGCATCAACTGTTATGTTATCTATCTTAGTACTGTTAGATGTAGAACCGTAAGTTCCATTTCCTATACCACCAGTTGCCATGTCGATAGTAATTGTCTCGTCACTACTTTGGTTAGTTGTAAAACTACCACCAGTTGTTAAGTTTGTACCTGCCTCTATAGTTATAGTTGCGTTGTTTACAGTTGGTATACTTGGTATACTTGCATCTACATAAGCCTTGTTTGCAGCGTCAGTGCTTGCAGACACTGTGTCAATTCCTTGTATTCTACCAGTACCATTTAAAACTATTTGACCATTGCTGACAGTTACAGTACTTGAGAAAGTAGCTGCAGTTGCTGTCAACCCTTGGATTTCCATATTTTTATTAACCTCTATATGCTCACCTCCATTAGTGGTGATAAATCTCATATATAAATCAGAACCTTGCTTTACTTCTAAAGCAGCACCGCTATTATCTATTATAGAAATATCAGAACTACCTGGAGTTAAATCAATATTACCTATAATACTAACACCATTGCTTGCAGTTTCAAACTTTTTTATACCATTATGATACAGCATTGTTTGAGCATTTGCAGCTCCATATAAAGCGTGTTCACCAGTTGAAGTATTAAGTTTAATATCTCCATTAGCCTTTATCTCATTTACACCAGTAATATTGTTATTGCCCATTCCAATATTACCTGACATAGTTCCACCAGCTAGTGGTAAGTAAGCTCCAGTTGCTGTAGTGATAGCGTTATCAACGTATGTTTTACTGGTAGCGTCTGTACCTGCAGACACGGTATCTACTCCCGTGTAAAGTTATATCACCGCCCGAAACAGTTATATCACCGGGGAAAGTTACCAATCCACTACCAGAGAAAACAGTAGAATTTGCTCCAGCGCTAAGCGTGATAGTATCATCTGAAAAGTTTAAAAAAGTATTAGAATCCCCAGTATGCTCCAACTTTGATGGTATGTATACTGTCCCTCCAAAAGTTGCGTTACCTGTACCAGATATTTTTAAATCATACCTTGCATCTGTTGTATTGTAAATTACAAAGCCATTAGAATCAACACCTAACTCTACATCATCATAAGATGTTGGGGTGAATTTTAATAACTGACCGTCACCATTAATCATTACATTCCCTGCAAAAGTTGCAGCACCTGTAAAAGCTGAAGTTCCTGTTACAGCTAAAGTACCTTTTATGTCATAATTACAATATTGTATCATTTACGTTGGTTTTATTATTAATTTAATTAAATTTGATTTACATGGCACTATCCAATTTTCTCAACAAGAACTCTTATTCCACCTGCTGGGAACGAGTTTCCTGATATAAGAACAGCATTTACACTTGTTCTATCCACACACGCATGAACTGTTTCTTTAGTAGTGTTGTCAAATAACTGCACTGAAACATCGTAAGAATTTAAGTTATGTGTAACTGATCCAAACGCGGTTAGTGTAGCGGCGTGACCAGAAGCTTGTCTAGCATAGTTCGATACAGCATCAATTGTAGTTGTGTTGTTTGTATCTGTGTCAACATTATAGTATATTAACTTATCAGCAGCTACTATTGTTGAACTTGATGTACCTTTAATATCAAGACCAACTTTTGGTATAGGACCTGTACTACTTGTTACTATAATACCTTTTTCATCATTAGTTGTTGAAGCTTGTACAGCTGTAACATCACCTTGTGGTATAGCTGGAAAAGTAACTAAATTACCCTCACCATTTATGTACTGGCTAGAAGAACCAACAACATCTATATCAATAGCCGGCGTTGTGGTTGAACTACCAACGCTTACAGTAAACGCATTCCCTTCATGTGAAGCACTAACGTTAGTCACTGTACCTCCTGAGTTGTTGTCTGACCAAGGTACGTTAACTACTAAGTTATCTCCTGAATCAACTTGAATCTTATATGTTCTATTTGTATTTGATGATGAGCTATTTGCTGCGACAGTTTGTGTTCCGTCTACGTTTGCGTTTATAGTATTTCCTGACAAGCTTAAACCTGTACCTGCAGCTCTTTGTGTGTTTGTATCTGTTGATGTTATAGTTAAAGTATCTCCAGTTACAGAGGTAGTAACGTTTGTGCCACCTGTTATAGTTAGCGTATCATTGTTATTATCTGCAACCGCTGTACCTGAATCAGCTGCTACGTTTTTAAATATGTTCTGACTTGATCCTCTATCTAAGTTTGTTAGTGTAGCTGTACCTGCTGAGTATGTAACACCTATTTGGTTAGATGTTCCGTTTACATTACCTAAACCAACTGTTGTTAATGTTGCTAGATCTGTATCGGATTGAACAACTATAAAGTCGCCTTCAACAGAAGCTCCCGCTGCTGCAGCTGTTTGAACTATAACTGAATCACCAGGCGTTAAAGGTGTTGCGGCGTTTCCAAAGAAATTACCAGCAACTGTTACTACGTAGTAATCACCTACTGCAACTGCAACTCTACCGGCACCTGATGTTAAATTACCACCACCGACTATTGCACCGGTACTAGCATTGAAACCACCCTTAAACTCTAATAAACCAGTTAATGAAGATTGCACGAAGGCAGTTGTTGCTATTTTAGTAGAACTATCACCAGAAGAAGGTGTTACAACATAACCATAACCAGAACCGTCTCTTGCTACAATTTTATTTGCTGTAGCCGCGACTGTTGCTTCAACATCAAGCTCAACTGAGCCAGAAGTTCCACCGCCAGTTAAATAATCTCCAGCTACTACTTCAGTTATGTCACCTTGAGGTATTGCTGGGAAAGTAACTCTATCACCTTCACCATTCACATATTCAGAAGAAGTTCCTTGCCATACACCTGTCATAGTTCCAGACCCTGTGATTGTGTTTGAAACTACATTTAAAGCAGTACCGTCTGTTTTAAAGTTAACAGCCGTTACACCAGATATTGTTCCTGATGGAGCAAATGGTAAGTCAGAAACTAAACCTCTTTTAACAGCATCACTAGCGGAAGAATCTCCATATATAATAAGATCAGCTGTGTTTATAGCAGTTCCTTCAGCGTCTGGGGCTTTAACCACAACGTTGTTTGTACCTGTATATTGTACGTTTACTTCTGGAGTTGCCGTAGATCCGTCATCTATTCTAATACCATCACCAGCGTCTATACCTGTTACATCACCTACAGCAGATATAGTAACCGCACCTGTTGATCCACTTATAGATATATTAGAACCAGCTACAATACTTGTT